CTCGGAGTAGGCTTTCGCCATGTCTTCCGCACTCTTGAACTTCTCTGGTAGCCACTCCGGACGGTCGCTTTGGACTTCCTCTGTTTGCTGCTCGGTGCTTGCTTCGACTTCTGCGGGTTTCTCTTCGGTGGGTTCGATTTCGCTTGGTGCTTTCTCATTGATCTCTACTCGGTGTAATTCAGCCATAATGGTTTACTCCTCTTGCGGTGTTTGTTGTTGTGCCATGTACTGCTCCTGTGCTGCGTTGATAGCTGGTGCTACTGCGGGTGCTCCGAGTTTCTGTGCCATCTCCATCATCTGTTGCTGTTGCATAGCTTGTTGAATTTCTTCTTCTGTCTTGATCAGTCCTTCAGTCTCAATACCAAGAGCAGTAGCACGACGCTTGAAGTAGTCAGATACATTTAAGTATTGATTAACTGCTTGTGGTCCTACTATCTGATTAGCACCTGCCAAGAACATATCCAATCTGTTAAGATCATTACCACGACCAAGTGCTTCAACACCAGTAACAATAGTAGGCTTAACAATATCTTTAGGTATCTTAGGTAGACGCTTGCTCTTAGACATCTTGTCCATCAAACGACTGACGATAGGAAGTTGTAGTTCTTGAGATAACAGAGAGTAGAGACCACCTAGAGCAGCTTCAAGTTCTTGACTTAACATGCGTATCTCTTCAGCAGTCACTCTCTCTGCATCTCTAACAACTCCCGATGTCAAAAGAAATGCCTGTGATAGACGATCTGTTATACCATTCATTGTGGCTTGTGCAGTTCTGAAGTCATTAAACTTATTCAACTGCAATACAGATACATCTCCTTCAGACCCTTGTACAATCGCACCGTTAGGAGCTTCAGCTAATGTCCGTGCTCTTGTTGTACCATTCGGATTAACCATGAACAATACTTTAGCTGCTGCTGCACTACCTTCTACGATTGCTTTGGTCAGTGCTTCTAAACTCTTTAAGTCTCCGAGATACTCTTCAACAAATCCCCTGCCGTAGTCCTCTCCATCAATCTGGGTGTAGCGTAACGGGAGCCACGGGGACTTATCAATCGGATACTCACCCATACTTTCTTCGATGAGCATGCCTTTGACATCCTGGTAGACTTTGTACTTGTCATCTTCTCTGACGATTGCGGTGTAGAGGTCACAGCTGTTCTCCTTTTCTTGACGATATACTTCTTCTCTTACAGATTCAGGAAGCATCATAGGAGCTACAGTTTCTTTCACTGCTATGTGTGTAACATTACCCATTGGGTCTCTCTTGACTACATAACGATCAAGCTTGAACACACGCATACCACCTTCGTCCGGTAAGTACAACAAACTGTTACCTGTTATAAGTAAGTTCTTTAGTGCTTGGAAGATACCGTTCCTGAAGTTCTGTACTTCTACTTCCTGTGATACACTACGCTCTACATCAGCTAATGCTTTCTCTAAGTCTGTGCGTAACTGCTCACCGCCCTCTGGTCCTAACTCCTGCTTTGCTTTGTCCAGTTCGTATCTATCTATAACAAGACGAAAGAATGGTGCGTTAGGTGGTAACAGTGCTAACAGTAACTTACTGCTAAGATTCAGTACACCTCTAGCTCCAATACCTTGGTACGGTGTGTAGTACTTGGTGGCGTAGTTGTGTCCGTCAGGTGGTAAAACATAAGGAAGTGTAAGTTCAGAAGATGTACGACCTCTGTCTAAAAATGACCACCGCTGGTTCTCCAACGAATGATATAGCCCTTGGGCTGTTTCGTGCATACCTATTAAAGAGTTGATACAGTAATGCTGTACTTCTTACCTAAGTAATTAGTCACCGTATTCATATTCGTGTCAGACAAAGCTGAATCAAACACGATAAACTCACCTAACAAATTAGGAGAATCTACTGCTACAGTACTATCAAGCAAATCGTAATTAACACCACTAGTGAATAAAGTTCCTGTAGGAACTGTCGTCGTCGTTACCAATTGGGTTGTTCCGTTTACGAATGATTCGCCTAAAGAGGAACCCATACGGATTGCATATATACTTAGCTTGAAGAGTAATTGCTCTGTTCCTAAGTCTGTTCTTAAATAAGAATTTGAAGAGGCTGTTCCAGCATAATTTTGAGCGTTAAAGTAATAGTCCCCACTCGATGTATTTTGGGTTGATTTTATTCGTGTGGATGAATCGCTACTTGTAAGAATATAATCACCAGTTGTCATACTGTTATACAATACAAAAAACATTGTACTACCAGCACCCGATATTTGACTAGAGGCAGTGCCTGTAAAAATTAACTGCTCGGCAGAATAACTAAGAACTGTTGCATTTTTTGCTCCGAAGTTTTTAAGTATACGAGGTTTACCAACGGTTAAACTCTGCGTGAAATCAAAACCATTACCCGATCTATCTGCCCAAGCACCTACATACTCCCCATCGTCAGATACTAAATTACTCTTCAAGTCATCGTCGTAGAAGTAACCACCAGCACCGTCCAACCAAATGTGAGGACTTAAAGCTGTGATGTCTGAATCGTTGTACAACTGACCGTTGTCTTCATATTCCTTCCAAGCTGTACCGCTGTATACGATAACTTTATTTGTATCTGTTTCAAACAATGTATCACCAGCAGCTGGAGAACCAGGTCTAGTAGAAGATGTGCAAGTTAGTAATGTACTCATTTAATTATATATTGTTGTAAACATACCAAGTTGAACCATCCCAAATATACAAGTCCTCAGTGTCTGTTCCGTAAGCTATTGTTACTTCCCCTGATGGATTGGTTGGTGTGGATGCTGATATGTTAGCTTCTGTATCTCTCGTTGATATATTAAATCCTCCAGCAGCAAATACTGTACCTACTACCCCAAGACTGAATGTCGGAAGAACGAACATTATGCAGCAGTATCTCCAGCAAGAACAAAGGTGTCAGCTGCGTAAGCTACGATACTTGCTACTCCGTACTGAGCGTTGATCTTGGTGTGTGATTGTCTGTTGTTAACGGTAGTACCTGAAGCACTGAAGCTTACTTGACCCGCTCCCTTTTGTACAAAGCTACAATTAAACCCAGCTCCTAAACCGCTTGGTACTGTGACAGTTACAGCAGAAGCATTGTCTAACACTACTACTTTTCCGTTGTCTCCGGCTACTAATGTATAGGTGGTTCCTGTTTGATCGTTAATGGAAGCATCAAAGTTGCTGATCGC